CCCCCACCCTCTCAGCGTCAATGCTGGCCGTAAGGTCTCTAGTACACTTTGCAGTGCACCACAGTGTACTTCTTCACTAAACCCTTTGGAGTTATCCATGTCTGGAGTCTACACGACAAAACGTATTACCGCCCACCCTTATCGGGTTAACGATAATAACGGCATCCTAGGTAAGTCCACAGTAAATGGGCTTACTACGGATGTTGTCGTGTCTTCTCCACGCTTAGATCAAATCACCACCAGTTTTCGTACTGATGGTGAGGGCGGTCAACCGGATGTTTCTCCCGGATCGATCATTCGATCGAATCTGGATAAGAATCTCCGACCTTGGGACAGTGGGCATGAATTCTCGACCATAAAAGGCGAGCTTCTCCTGTCACACCCCAATTGGGGTGCGGTAGGTACGCACGGTACACGTTACTTGGGGCCCCTTATGGGGAACTTCCCGAGTGGGTGGAACGCTGCGCAGCCTGTTTTATCTGTCTCGCTTCCCGATATTAATCTGCAATATGGCACTAAAGCCATATCGCAGACAATACCTACGAAGCCCGCCACTAAACTCCTTCAAGCGATTGCCGAATTGGTAATCGATCTTCCGCGTCTGCCATCAACAGAAATACCTAGGCCGACGAAGTCAGATAAACTAGCTGTGCAGTCTCTCGCGAGATACGCAGCTGGTAACTATCTTTCTACGTCTTTTGCTTGGGTACCGTTGGTAAGCGATGTACTGAAGACTTGTCAGGCTGTTCTTAATGTGAACAAACTGCTTAGTCAATATGTACGCGACTCGGGCATGGATCACTCCGTGCGAAGGCGTTTTGAGTTTGATCCTATTCGCTCTACTACGACAACTAGACAGACTAACCAGCTTTTAAAGCCCTTTACTTCGACGATTGAGTCGAAGTGGAGTGATCTGTTTAGCAGTAGTAGTGCGATGCGAGGCGGCCAGTCCACAACCATTACCAGTACTGAAGAGTACTGGTTCCGTGGTGCGTATAGTTACGCTCTCGATCCGGGTTCGACCCTGATGGAGAAGATGCACTTTTACGCTCAGCTCGCCGATAAAACGCTAGGAGTAGCGTTCGATCTTGAGCTTTTGTGGGAGCTGGCTCCATGGACCTGGCTCGTTGACTGGTTTGCCGATATTGGGTCTATTATGACTAATATCAGCAAGTTCCAGGCCAACGGGCTAGTTTTGCGCTACGGTTATCTGATGCACAAAACTGTGTCTCAGTGTACTGTCACCCACGACGGTCTGGTAATGCTATCAGGCCCGACGGGGAGTGTCACTTCTACTCTTCGTATAACGAAGAAAGAACGTGTCCGCGCAAATCCATATGGGTTTGGCCTAAATCCTGCCTCTCTTAATGAGGGACAGTGGGCCATCCTTGTTTCCCTTGGTTTATCCAGTGGGAATCATAAACTGTTGTAGGGCTTGGTAAGCCGTGCCAACAGGGCCTGAGTGAGATTTCTCTCGGGTCACCATCTAGTGCAATTGTAAATTACAATAGGAGGCGCCATCATGGCCTTTTCAGATCCCATTTCCATCACTATCAGTGGTTCCGCAGTTTCCCTGGGCCGTACGGCCTCGGGTGCGGGAGTCGGAGAATTCCGAAACCCCACTGGAGACGTAGTCGTCGGCGTTCGTAATTCCTACGGGAAGAAGAACGCGCGTACGATTGGTCTCACGCGCACGAAGTATAGTGCCGACCCGATCAATACAGCCATTAACCGCCCTCTGACGACCAACGTACGGGTTTCCGTAACGGTGGACGCAGGAGCGGCCAATGCTGATGTGAAGGCCGACCTTGTCGGTCTGCTCACCTTTCTCACTGCGAGTTCTGGTGCTCAGATCGACAAGCTTCTTGGCGGAGAGAACTAACTTGATTACCTTCGGGCAACTTGCCCTGGGGATCGTAGTTGGTTTCTCTCTGATGGCAGTCATGGTTATTCCGTGGCTGGTCGTCTCTACGACGCTCCGTAGCGATACGGCGCGGCGCAGGGGACGACACTAAAGGGTGAAGAAGGTCTATGATGGCTTGACTGTTAGCCCCTGAAAGGAGCACACATGAAAAGCTTAGAAGACCTCCACCTGTTACTACTCGCAGAAGCGAGTCGTAACACCGGCATTGACACCTCTCTCGATATTAAGTTATTTGAGAGTCGTCTCAAAAATGAAGGGATGTCGTTTTGTACGATTTCTCTTCCCGCTTACACCAAGTCACTTTATGTGGCTATGGATCGTGGGCGGATCGTCCCGGAGGACTTCCCAAGTTTTGGGAAGAACCACCATCTACCGCGCTTTTTGCACGGTTTTATGGAACGCATTTTTGATTCGAATACTGGTGAGTTGCTCGACGACCCGGACATTTACTGCGTCCGGGCAGTTATCCAGATTACTGGTGTACTGTCCAAAGTTGAGCTGCCATGTCCCCCCGAAAGGGTGGAGGCAGCTCTAAATGGATACATCGAGACTGATGTGGACGTCCGTGTCTGGGAGGCTGGAGTGCGCGAGCGCACTGACCTCCTGCGGGAATTCCGTCAAACCGCGAATAGTCTCTTTGGAGACGTTTTCCGGATCACTCAGGAGCTTCTCTTGAGTGATGACTTTGTTCCTGCACACGGACCTGGAGCGACTGCCGAACGTACGCGTAATAACGCACGTTGGAAGCAGCGCTCTTGGCCAGCTCGGCTTGAGGACATATTTCCGATGTGGAGATATGCCTTCTCGAGCGCCAGGTATTACCTGGATGCGCTCGATGCTGGTGAGATCACAGAACCCGGTACTGAACTACCCGTCAGGATAGTAGACGTACCTAAAACGCAAAAAACACCTCGAATCATAGCAATCGAACCGACCTGCATGCAGTACTTGCAGCAAGGTATTCGGCGTTGCTTCGAGAGTGCGATCAAACGAGATAAACTCGTCAGTCGCATGATCACTCTCAATGACCAGACGCCAAACCAGCGTCTGGCCCTCTTGGGCACCCTCGGACATCTGCCCATTGTGGGCAGGTGGACCGCGGAATCCGTGGCGACACTCGATTTGAGTGAAGCTAGTGACCGTGTTTCTAATTTGCTTGTGAAGACGATGTTGCTCGATTATCCCGAATTGAATCGGGCTATTCAGGCTTGTCGTTCGACGCATGCAAGTGTGCCTGGTATGGAGGACCCTGTCCCCCTTGCCAAGTTCGCGTCTATGGGTTCGGCCCTAACTTTCGTCGTGGAGACGATCGTCTTCACTGTTATCGTTTCGATGGCAGTGAGGCGAGATCTTCACCGAGAGCTTGGCCCAACTACACCGGTTCTCCAGAAGCGCTTTTATCGCGCGCTGGAGTGGGTGCACGTGTATGGAGACGACATTGTCGTCCCCACGCACCACGCCGCAGCAACCGTGCGTTTGCTCGAAGACTTCGGTCTGAAGGTGAACAAACACAAATCATTCACGGGGTCTAACTTCCGTGAATCTTGTGGGAAGGAATACTTTCGGGGTTTTGACGTAACATACGCCAAGCTCCGTCAGCCTCTTCCTCACCGGTTGCAGCCTGAAACAGACTATGCGAAGAGCATCGCGTCGCTCGTGGCCTTTCACAATCTACTTGTAGAGCGTGATTGGTTTGAGACGGCTGATACTCTGGCCACATACATTGAGGGGTTTATCCCCTTTCCGTATGTGTCCGCGTCTAGTCCTGTTTTAGGGCGCCAAGGTCTTTCCAATGAATATGATATTCATCGGTTTGACCCGAACCTACAGCGACCCCAGGTTAGGGGAGCTGTACTAGTAGAACGCAAGAGAAAAGATCCTCTTGGTGGCGATGGCGCCCTGAACAAGTTTTTCTTCAATCGTTTGATAGGTGATGAACCTATCTACGATCCGAATCACTTGCTTCAGGCGGGTAGGCCCGTGTCCCTACGAATAAGAACACGGTACGGCAACTCCTACTAGAGGTTGCCTAAAGGCATAGACGCTGTTCGCGTCTATGGTGGGTACCCAACCCCACAACGGGAG